CACGACTTGGCGAAGCTAAGTCTTAGGAAGCCCGGTTTGGTAGAAAAGAAAATTAACAATGGCACGAATAAATTGTTCCGTTCGCTCGAGGCTATTTCCGGCGCTGTTGCTCCTTCCTCTGCTAAGTAGCTGCACAGGTTTTAAGGAAATATTGCCAGTTGAGATCAAGACGGTCGAGGTCGAGCGCAAGATACCAGTTCAGAACAGGCCCCGCCCTGTATCTTTGAATAAGATACACTTTTACGTTGTTACGGAAGATACTTTCGCAGCGTTTAAGCGAAGATTTGAGAAAGAAAATGGAGATTTGCTTTTTTATGCAATGAGTGTCCGAGATTACGAGACGCTCGCTTTGAACATGGCCGAGATAAAACGGTTCATTGAGCAGCAAAAGCAGGTTATAGTTTATTACGAAAAAGCCGTCGCGCCAGCTTTGGTGAACGGAAAGAAGGGTAAGTAGAACATGGCTGACGAACCGACTTCTTTGATTGACGGCCCTATACCTTCTCAGGGTATGCCTCTTGGGGGCTTGACCGACCAAGAGATTGACGTTGAAGAGATTCAGGATCCTACAGAGATCGTTGAGGAAGAAGACGGTTCTGTTGTTATAAACTTTGAAGATATGCTTTCCGAGCAACTTCAAGCGGAGCCCGACGCTAATCTTGCGGAGATTTTAGACGAACGGGTTCTGATGGATTTATCTTCGGAATTGGTGGGGTATTATGAAGACGACAAAGGAAGTCGTCAGGATTGGGAAGATTCTTATACCGAGGGGTTAGACCTTCTTGGCATTAAGTATGAAAGCAGAGATGAGCCTTTTCGCGGCTCTAGTGGTGTAACCCATCCGGTTATCGCGGAAGCCGTCACACAGTTTCAAGCACAAGCCTACAAAGAACTCTTACCCAGTTCCGGCCCGGTAAGGACTCAGATTGTTGGTGCGTCCTCCCCTGAAGTAGAGGCGCAATCCCAACGCGTTCAAGAGTTCATGAACTTCCAGATTATGAACGTTATGGATGAGTATGATCCTGAGATGGATCGCTTGTTGTTCTATCTTCCGTTGGCTGGGAGCGCGTTTAAGAAGATATACTTTGATGACATTCTAGACAGGGCTGTATCTAAATTCGTTCCTGCCGATGATCTTCTTGTCCCGTACAATGCTACGGATCTTTCTTCCGCCTCCAGGGTTACGCACGTCATTAGAATGAATACGAATGATGTGCGAAAGAACCAAGCAGCTGGTTTCTACCGAGAAGTTGATATTCTTGCTTACGGAGACGAAGACGAGGTTAGGCAGAAGGAAAGAGAACTTCAAGGAATTGAGCGTTCCGGCGGTGATGATCAGGACTGCACTATCCTTGAGGTACACACAGACTTGGATTTGCCGGGCTTTGAGCATGTTAGCCCTATCGATGGAGAAGAGACGGGAATTAAACTTCCTTATATCGTTACCATAGATGAGGGAAGTCAGAAGGTTTTGGCTGTTCGCAGAAACTGGAATGAGGGTGACGAGTACTACAGAAAAGTTCAATACTTCTCTCACTACAAGTTTCTTCCTGGTCTAGGCTTCTACGGTTATGGCCTTTTGCATATGATTGGCGGTTTAGGTCGATCCGCAACATCTATTTTAAGGCAGCTTATTGATGCTGGCACACTGGCTAATCTTCCCGCTGGGTTTAAGGCTCGCGGTATCCGCATTCGTGATGCTGATGAGCCTCTGTCTCCTGGCGAGTTTCGCGATATTGATGTTCCCGGCGGCGCTTTGCGTGAGAGCATCATGCCTCTCCCGTACAAGGAGCCTAGTCAGACACTGATGTCTCTTCTAGGGTTTGTTGTGGACGCCGGCAGACGTTTTGCGGCTATTACGGACTTACAAGTGGGGGACGGCAACCAGCAAGCAGCTGTTGGAACTACCGTGGCTCTCTTGGAACGTGGCTCTAAGGTGATGTCGGCAATACATAAGCGGCTTCATTACGCGCAAAAACAAGAGTTCCGAATGTTAGCGAGAGTTTTCTCGGAATCACTTCCGCCAATGTACCCGTACAGTGTCTATGGTGCGGAAGCCACGATTAAGCAGGCGGATTTCGATGAGCGTGTCGATGTTATACCTGTATCTGATCCAAACATCTTCTCAATGTCACAAAGGCTGGCGCTCGCGCAAACGCAGCTGGAGTTGGCGCAGTCAAATCCTCAGATGCATAACCTTCACGAGGCTTTCAGGCGTATTTATCAGGCAATAGGCGTCACGAACATTGAAGCCCTGCTTCCTACTCCCCAGCCGCCGCAGCCGACTGACCCCGCAATTGAGAATGCAAAGTCTATTATTCAAGAGGCTTTGCAGGCTTTCCCAACGCAAGACCATGACGCTCATATGACGGCGCACATTATATTTATGAAAACGCCTATTGCAGCGTCTTCACCTCCCGTCTTTGCCTTACTGCAAGCGCATTTATGCGAGCACATTGCGTTTAAGGCTCGTGGCGTTGTTGACGCTCAGATGCGAGCTATGATGGAGGAGGCTATGCAAATGGGCCAGCAGCCGCCCCAAGTAGATTTAGAGTCCAAGGTCGCTGAACTTATAGCTCAGTACACCGAAGAAGTTATGGCGGCTCTTATGCCACCGCCAGAGGGTGAAGTAGACCCCTTGGTTGAGCTTCGGTCTAAGGAACTTGATATCAAGGCCGCCGACTTGGAGCGCAAGGCTGCTGAATTTGATCAGCGTCTGTTGTTTGACGTTGCGAAAGAGGACGCTAAGGAACAGCTGTCCGCTGACAAGATTGATTCTCAGGAGGATATCGCACTGCTACGAGCCGAGGTTAACCGTGAGCGGATCAATCAAGGCACACCTGGAAGAGGGAATTAGTTATGGCTAAAAACATGACCCATTACCTGAAGGATGGGACCAAGCATCCTGGTGGGACACACAAGATGTCTAATGGCGATCTTCATACCGGATCTAAACACGGGCCTAAAAGCAAAAGGCTTTACCACTATGCGGAGTTGCCTTCGGCTTCGGCAAAGAAAAAGGCTAGGAAGAGGGCGTAATGTTTCACGTGAAA